GTGGTGACGCTATCGCCGGTCGTGCCCGGTGCCGTCAAGGATTCACCATGGCTGGTGTACATCGTAACGATGCTGGTCTATGTATCGATCGCGTCAAGCTGGCTGGGAAGCGAACGCGCACGTGCCATCATTGATGGGAATGGCAAACATCTTGCAACCGTGATCATCGAGACCGGCACTCTCAGTGATCTCAATCTGATTGGCCGCCTGGGGGATACGTACGCACTGTGGGATCCTGCGCGGAAAACCACCGTTCTGATACCCGTCGGCGACGTCAAAAAGCTGGAGACAACGCGGAAGCGGTCAGCGCCCACATCAGGAGCGCGCTAGTGGGCGCAGCTCAGATCCTGTGATCGTCCGTTGCGCACAAGCTGGTGCACATGAGGTGAGCCGCGGAATAGCAGACTCGTAGAGCCGGGCTCTGCCCGGCTGAAGGACTGGCTCGATGCTGCGATCTCGTCCTTGTTGGGTGTCCGAGCGGGGAAGCAAGAGCCGATCCAGAGCTTGAACCAGCGCCAGCCAGAGCCAACGAACCGGGAAATGGACCGATACGGCATTTCGCATAATGTATACAGCGTGGTCGTTCGCGTAGCCCGGCTGCTGCAGCGATGCATGGGCGTCGCGGGGCAGGGAGAAGCCCACAGCCAAGCACAAGGCCAGAGCGAACGTGGCCAGCTTTTGCGCAATTCGCCTCCAAGCGGCCTTTTCGTCCTCAGAATTGCTGCGTTCGGCCATCACTACTGCTGACCACATTTCCGGGCTGTCGCCGATGTCCACGGCCATGCGCTCGACGTAATGGATTTCAGCGTTTTTCCCTTGTTTCCAGAGTGAAACGGTAGCGCGAGATACGCCCAGTGATAGGGCGCCAGCGTTGTCACTCTGTATTTTCTGCACGTGCTTCCACCGGCAGAAAAGGTCGTAACTGGCGCTCATTGTCGATACCTACTTGACAGGGGTGTATAGGGGTACTTTACAGTTCGCCCCGGTGTCGAGGAATGCTTGACACCACCCGCCAGCCGGTCCCCCTAGGCCGCTGGCGGGGATCTAGGGGCTAGGGGCAGGGGGTAGGGATGCACGGATACATGCTTGCGTGTGGGGCGCTCGGAGCGGTCTGCGCACTTATCGGATCTGCTCGTTTCGTGGCGTGGGTACTGGACCGCCGCGAAGAAGCCAGCACCCGCGCCATCCGTGACGCCGCATTCGTCGCCCAGGCATCTGCCGAGGTGCGCCGTGGCTAATCCCGCACCCGTGACCGACTTCAAATGGGCGTTCGTTCCCGGCTTGTTCTGGGGGTTTCTTATCGGCGCTGTCGCAGGAACCTTCATCGGACTGATGGTGACTGGTGCCCTCGGTGCGGACATTGAGGCTGGCCACGCTGAGCGCCGCTCGTTCGAGCAACAGTGCATCAACGGCAACGACCGGGCTTGCCGCGTCTACGAGGCTCGCTATGGCCGCTGACGGCGCGGGCGCGGTGGCAGGACTCCCCTCGTCTAACAGGGGAGTCAGTGAATTCAGGAACGAGGCTGGAACCCTCACGGTAGGCATCGACTGGTTTTCCGCTTCCATTGATCTGTTCACCGCTCTTCGGGAGGTCGACTTCACCGAAGGCGAAACACAAGAGGAAATGCGGCAGTGGATCGATGCGAGCGCTGAGAACGCCCGTATTGCCGCCCTGCAGGTGTTCTGCTGGTTCTTCGCCGGGCTGGGCCTTGAATTAGACGTGGCAGCGAGCGGCGGTCGCTTCTATCTGTGGCGCGTAAAGATCCTCAACGCCGCAAAAGAGTTCGTCGGCATGATCGAGTTGGGCGGGGAAGAGTGCCGCCGTGCGGATGGCACCTATACCGCTCGCATTGAGTTGACTGGTACAGGATGCAAGTCAGTTGGCGCAGCGCGCTGCGGCCATGCGAAGCGGTGGCTGGAGCTTCGAGCGAAGCTCGAAAGCTGCGCCGGAAGGATCACCCGTGTTGACGTGTGTGCTGATGATCTGATCGGTGATTACCCGTTGCGCCTGGCACAGAAGTGGTACGCCGATGGCGAGTTTGACAACCGTGGGCAGCGCCCTAAGGCGCAGCTGGTGGACGACTACGACAGTGGCGACGGCAAGACGCTGTATGTGGGCGGGAAGAAGTCGGAAAAGCAGTTGCGCGTCTACGAGAAGGGCAGGGAGCAGGGCGACAAGAGCTCGCCGTGGGTGCGCTATGAAGCGCAGTTCCGCGCATCGAATCGCAAGGAGCTTCCCCTCGACATACTCCGCGACCCAGCGTCGTACCTGTTGGGTGCGTACCCGGTGCTGAACTTTCTGCACTGCGTTGCCACCCGCATCGACGTCACGAAAGCCGCAGTGGAAGCAACGTGGAAGAGCGCGCGCAGGCACTTGCGCCGCCAGTACGGCGCGACCTTGGCTTTCATCAGCCGTAACTGCCCCGACGCTGAGTCGTTGAAGGCGGTCATTGAAACCTGCACCTCGCCAAAGCTGCCGAGGTGGGCAACAGGAGATACAGCAGCGCTCTGGCCCGAAATCGCGGGCGTAAACCAAACCTCAAAGGGGTAACGAAATGGACAACATCATCAAGGTCACCGTGCTGGATTCGCAGATCGATGAGCGTGGCGGCACGTTCAAGAACGACCGCAACGAAGACGTCAAGTACAGCACCCGCAAGCAGAAGGGCAAGCTGGAAACCGGCGGCTTCGCGTACCCCTTCGATGTGCGCCTGGACAACGGCCAGCCCGCTTACGCCGTGGGCGAATACGAACTGGACGTTGCCGCCATGGCCCAGGTCAACAAGGGCGTTGTCACCCTGAGCAAGTTCACCGTTTTGCGCCAGCTGGGCAAGCCCGCACCGCGCTCGGCCTCGGCGGCCTAATCCATGTCCCTGTGCGTAGTCCTGCAAGCAGACGGCACGCTGGTTCCCACCGGGCAACCGGTCGCCGAATGCACGGGCTACGTGCTGGTCAGTGCTGCGGAACACGGCATCTACGAAGTCGTGCAGCAAGCACTCGCAATGCCCACGCCAGAAGACGCGCTCAAGTGGTTCACGGCGTGTTGTGGTGCGGTGATCGTGTGGTTCGTCGTGGGGCGCATGGCCGGTAGCGTCGCCACGATGTTTGACAAATAACCGGCAAAAAACCAATCAATCAACCAATGCTAGGAGAGACACCATGGATGCAATTCTTTCGGGCCTGAGCGCTGCCGATGCCGTTCCCGCCCTGATCGGCGCGGCCACCATCATCGCCCTGTTGGGCTTCACCAAGTGGGCAGCGAAGAAGGTGGCCGGTTTCTTCGGCTGATGCAGGGCAGGGCGGGGCGGTGCTACGGCATCGCCCTTGCTCTATGTGGCAACTGACAGGGGTACGTCATGATTATCTTGGTGTTCTGCGGTTTCATCGGCGCGTGCTGCGGCATGGCGGGCGTCAAGGGGCTAGACGCGTGAAGTGCCTAGTTGCGGTGCTGGCACTCTGTTTTGCAGCCATTGGCGCAGCCCAGGCCGACACCCACACAAATCAGGGCGAGGCCTATGCCCACGCGATCCAGAAGGCCAGTGAAGTCACCTGCGGCTACCCGGTCGGAAGCAAGGCTATTGGCGCTCGGGCAAAGTCTTATCCGACTGTTCCCGGTTATAGCGGCGAGTATCAGTGCAAGGTCTCTGCGTCATCGGAGGCGTACTGGTACGAGCAGTCAGAAATTCACTCCTATCAAACGACCTGTGCATCGCTTCCTGAGCAGACGGGCTGGAAAGGCAGTGGTGCCGCTGGCATCGGTTCGGTGTGCAAAGACGGGTGTGCATACGATGGTTCGCTCGACGCGAGCTCGCCAACGGGCAAGTCTTTCAGCCCCAACGGCAACACGTGTTCGAATTCCGAACTGCCCCCGCCTGAGAGCGCGGAGCCGGGTGGCGGTGATGGTGGTGGCGGTACCGGCGGCGAAACGGGCGGTGGTGACGGCGGCGGCGACGGCGGCGGTGATGGCGGCGGAACCGGTGGAGAGACCGGTGGTGGCGGCGGCGGTGGAGATGGTGGCGGTGATGGTGATGGTGATGGCGACGGCGACGGCGACGGTGATGGCGGTGGCGGTGGCGGCGGTACGGGACCCGGCGAGGGCGAGGGCGAGGGTGACGGCGATGGCCCAGGTCAAACCACGCCGCCTGACGGCAAGCTCTACAAGAAGTCGGAGAAGACGATTCAAAAGGTGGTGGATGACTTCTTCGACAAGGCAAAGAAGACCGAGCTGGTAGACGGCATCGGTGACTTTATGAAGGTGCCCGGCGGTGGTTCTTGCCCCACGTTCACCCTTGGCGCGTCGAAGTGGTGGCAGGCCATGACCTACAGCGCGCATTGCTCGGGCGAGTTCTTGGCGCTCCTGAAAGCATGCGGTTACGTGATCTTCGCGATTGCAGCCTACGCGGCTGTGCGCATCGCATTGACCTGAGGGCGGTCTATGTTGGCTGGTTGGCTCGATGACCTCACAGCGTGGCTGTGGAAGGTCCTGATTGCAGTCTTTGAGGCGCTGTTCGACCTCATTGGCGATTCCTTTGTGCGCGGCTTTGAGATGGTCGCCACGGTGGTTCTGTACGTGCTGTCGAAGATGCCGCTTCCAGAGTTCATGCAGGGTCAGAGCATCGGCTCCATGCTCGCCAACGGCGGTGGCACCGTGTTGTGGTTTGCCGACGTGTTCCAGCTTGGGCCGTCCATGGTGATGATCGGCGTTGCCATCGTGTTCTATCTGCTGCGACGCGTCCTGACCATAGGTATCTGGTAATGCTCGTTTTCAACGAAGGTGTGCCGCGTGCCGGTAAGAGCTACGACGCGGTAAAGAACCACATCCTGCCCGCGCTCAAGAAAGGGCGTCGCGTGTTTGCCCGGTTGAACGGGCTGCGCCACGAGAAGATCGCCACTCACCTCGCCATGAGCGAGAGCGACGTGCGGCAGCTGCTGGTGTGCGTTGACACAAAGGACGTTGTGGCCACGTTCTCCTGTAGCCAGGACGACAGCGGAAAGTGGTGCATCCCGGATGTGTTCAAAGATGCCCTGGTCGTGATCGATGAGGTTCATGAGTTCTACGTCAACGAGCGAAAGCCGTTGCCACCAGCGGTTGAGAATTTCTGGGCGCTGCTGGGCCAGAACGGTGGCGATGGCGTCATCATGACCCAGTGGATCAACCGCCTGCATTCTGCGGTCAAGGCGCGTATCGAGCGTAAAAACACCTTCCAGAAGCTCACAGCGGTGGGCAGCAAGTCGCGCTATCGCGTCACGTTTTTCCACACCACCTCGCCGGGCAAATACGAGAAGGTGGGCGGTCAGACCCTCAAGTACGATCCGGCCATTTTCCCGCTCTATGACGGCTACGCGCCGGGCGCGGAGAACACTGAGGTCTACGAGGAAGGCGGTAAAACGGTGTGGGCTGCGATGGCAATGCGCACCGTGATCTTCATTGTCCTGGGCAGCATCGGCGCGTACTTTTTCGCAGGGTTCTTCATGCGTTCAAAGCCCGAAAAGAAGCCCGTCGCGGAATCTGTGACGCAGGCGCCGCCAGCGCGTGTGCATTCCCCGACTGGCGGCGTGCCGGCGGCGGCGGAAGAGCAGGGCGCTCGTGCGCCGGAACCCGACCCGTTTGCGGATCTCACCACTGAACAGCGCTACATCGCGGATCTGGCGGAAAAGGGTCGTATTCGGCTGTCGCTGATTGCCCAGGTCGCCGGTGAGGATCGGGCGTGGGTGCAGTGGATCAGCAACGACACCAATGAGGTCATTGAGCAGCTGGATATTCGTCAGCTGCGTGCGCTTGGCTATGAGGTCGCTGTCGAATCGTATGGCCTGCGTCTTTCCGCTGGAAAGCACGTCACGGTTGCGACGGCTTGGCCCTACAACGCGCCCGTGCGCGAGAAGGATGCGCGCCTATACAACCTGTCGGGCGGCGGCGCTGGTGCCGTGCCTGCGAGCGTAGCGAGTGGGGGCGGCGCTGGCGTCGGCGGCCACAACCTGAGTGGAGCCGCTGTGATCGGCGTAGCAAGCCGCCCGATGGCCACGTTCCCCGAGTCGCCTCAGAACCGCTACAGCGGCAAATAGCGTGACACGTCACGGCTCGTTGGCTACCATCGCCCCCAGCTATAGGGGGGCTACATGGACGTAAGAGCGATAATCACTATTGCCGCCATTCTCTGCGCGGCGTCGGCATCAGCACAGCAGATTCGGACCGCCTCAGGCCCTCAGCCTGCGCCAAAATACGAGCCCAAACGAAAGCAGCCGCTCAATCTTGGTGCTACACCTATGAAGTGCGATCAGTTTCCTGATCCACGCTTCCGCGTTCTGTGCAATGGCATTGAGCGCGACTACATCCAGGACACGGCAAGGCGGCAGGGATTGCCTGTTCCATCGGCAGAGCTGGTTAAGCTTCCCGCGATGAGCAGCCCGGAAGCCAAGCGATTGGGCGCCGCTTGCATTGGCGGTACGGCCATGCGAAGGCTCAGCAATGGATGGGAGCAACTCAGGAACGCTGAAGGGCATTGGATACGCTGCCGCGAGCAGTGACCTGGGGTGTAGGGGCATTGCCCCTACGGTCAACGCCTTATCCGCGCTTGGGGCGTCGTGGCCCTCGGGACATGTGGACCACATTTGACACCTCGGCGGCGGGACCGGGATCACCCATGCCCAGCCGCCGTTCCCTGCGAGTTCTGACGTACTCGCGCAGGTATACGACGCTGGAATCCATTGTGGCGCAGGGCTTTCCAGCGGTCAGCGATCGCGTCGGCCGCGGCCGGGCTTCCTCCATCATCAGCCGCCATTCCCGGGCGATATTGCAGGTGAGCGACCACCAGGTCATATCGACAGGCTCAAGGCTGTAGCCCTCGGGTGTGAACATGTGACCGGCCTGAAAGCCAAAACCGGCCCAAGGGCCGGTTAGGTTGATGCGGTCGTGCGTATCCATCTCGGTCATGCTGCAATCTCGTCCTTGTTGGGTGTCCGAGAGGGGAAGCAAGAGCCGATCCAGAGCTTGAGCCAGCGCCAGCCGGAGCCAACGAACCGGGCCAGCCGGGCCATTACGCCATTGCGCATAATGTATATTATGTTAAATAGCCGTACCTGCCACTTCAAGTACTGAGGCTTCCTTGGCACCTGCAGGCCCTCCCGCGGAACACCGGTCGGGCCCAACCCCGTCACTCTCCGCCAACCGGTTCAGGTCTTCCAAAAAAACGTCTCCAAGCCTCGATGCCGTTGTCCAAGCGTCGGTTCGCCATAGAGCCACGCCCGATACACCAATCAGGATGATGCCCCACAAAGAAGACGCAACAGAGGCAGACAGACCTACGTCAGTGGCACCGTCTATCAGTAGAAACAGAATTATTCCTCCTGAGAAAGCTGACACGAAGTAGATCGCCCAGAAAGCCAGATTCCACCTCGCTCGCTTGGTGGCAGTTGCCGCCTTGGCCTTCCAATCAATCTGTTGGGTTTTCTGATTCCACTCAACCAAGCTCCATATGTCGGCAAGATCACCCAGCATCCGACAAATCTCGGCACATGATCGATCACACACCCTTCTGACCAGCGTTGCCGTCAGATAGGCACCAAAAAGCTGGCGCGACAGAACCTCGACACTTAGTGCATCAAGATCCCGCCGATTCTTCCAATGCTGGAGGAACTCGCGTCGGCGGACGAACTGAAGATCTCTTCTTCCCATCAGCCACCGGAAGCCGCCAAGGGCCACGATGGCCACTCCCATGACCATCTTGAGCTGACCTCCAACAAGACCTAGCAAATGCTCCATATTCCCCAGCCACCATCAATGTGTTGTTCCAACAATCACCGACTCGGAGCGGCAGGTCAACAACCGGCCAGGAGCCGGGCAGACCGTTGCCCAGATAGCCTCGACCCTCTGCCCACGTCCGCAACCCTACCCTGATAGGGAGCGCTGGTCCCCACCCTGCCCGATGGGCGCGCCGCGCCGCCCTTCACAGCTACCAAGCCACCCCAAATGCAACTATGAAGCACGCGACCTGCCGCCCCTCGGTAACCTATGCCCCACTTTCGTCGTCTTTTTGGTCGTTGGCTCCGTCTGCGTCGGCTTGTCCGTTGGCGCTGGCGTGAGCGCCAGGCCTCGGTTCCGGCCATCGAAGCCACCGAGGTCCCCCTGCGTGCCGCGCTGTACAGCGTCGAACAGATGGAGGTGTACGGCCGCGCACTCGCGCGCCAACACCGGGTGCGGATGCGTCCTGGCGCAGAGCGCCTGCTCGATCGCCTGCAAGCCAATGAACGTGTCCTGGAAGACGCCAACACGCTGCTCAGCAACGTAGTGCGGGAACAGCGGCCGGTGACCCCGGCCGGGGAATGGCTGCTCGACAACTACTACCTGATCCAGGAACAGATCCAGACCGCGCGCCGCCACCTGCCGCGCGGCTACAGCCGGCAGTTGCCGTCGCTTGCCGCCGGCCCCTCGGCCGGGTTGCCGCGCGTGTATGAACTGTCGATGCAGGCCATCGCGCACGGCGATGGCCGCATCGATGCTGATACCTTGAGCCGCTTCATCGCCTCGTACCAGTCGCTCGCACCGCTTAGCCTGGGCGAATTGTGGGCCGTCCCCATCATGCTGCGTCTGGCCCTGCTGGAGAATCTGCGACGCATGGCGGCGCGTGTGATGCGCGACGGGACCGACCGCGGCCTGGCGGCCCAATGGGCGGACAACCTCAATCGC